AGCCGCGTCCGCTCTGCAGGGCATAGCTGATACCGAGCGTCCGCCCGTTTCCGCTGATGACCGTGCCGTCCGGTCGGATGATCGGCGCTCCGGTCGTGGCGTTGTTGCTCCATTCCAGTTCTTCAGGATCGAGATTTGTCCCGATCTGAATGGCCTGATTCTGTGCGGTGCCTCTGCTGCGGTCACGCGGCTGCAGCTCTGACGGGTAGTTCTCGTTCTGGTTCCCGTAGATATCGTGGCTGACATTGAGTTCCGAGATCGGCACGACGGCAAAATGCACGGGAATTTTCGTGTTCCCGACTTTGACTCTCGCCTCGCCGCCGTAGCTCGCCCCCGGAAGCGTCGGCCCCTCATAGGGCTTTGACGCGTCTGCCGTCGGTCCACTGCTGGCTGGCGCCGCCTGCGGATTCGTTCCCTGGCCTTCCAGTGCTGCCGTCTGGCTCTGGGCCATCTCGGCTGCCTGTTCCGGTGCAACCTGAGAAGATACGCCTGCATCCTGAGAAGTTACATTTTCCGGAGCAGGCGTGACGTTCTGATTCTGGCCTTCAATCGCCGCATTCTGGGAAGCTGCCTGCTCATTCCACGCCGCGTTTGTTCCCGCTCTGGCCGCTGCCTGAAGATCCGCCGATTCCGGCTGCGGCTTCATGACGATATCTTCCTTGGTGCTTTCCTTCCCGATCTCCGCCGCCTCTTCAATGCTCAGGCCGCTCTGGGCAAATTCGACCGCTTCCTCCGCAAGGGCGTGTCTGGCCTTGCTGTTGTAGTTGATCCCTGCGGAAAGTCCGTTGGTCAGAACGCCGAGAACGTAGCCAACAAGCGCATCCTGCTTCACTTCGTCCCAGTTCAGCTGCGCTTCTTCGTTCAGACCGAGAATCAGATCCCCGGCATAGTTGAGGATATCTTCGAGGCCTTCTTCCACGCCCTCCGTGTTCAGAAGGGTCTTGGCTGCTGCCTGAACCGCAGGGCTGGCGTTGGCAAAGGCCCGCTCCGTGATCCCGCCGAGGATGCTCTGGCCGTAGGCACTTTCCATGCCGCCGACGAGTTTCGTGCTGAGCCAGGCGCTTGCCGCTCTGGTGATGGTCGCCGTTGCGATGCTGTCCGGATCGCTGTTGTCCCGCCCGGCCTGCTCCATGGCACCGCTGCCGCCTGCTCCGAGATACATCCGCATGGTGCCGACGCCGGGAGCGATTGCGTTCTCAACGATATCCGCTGCGACATCCGCGCCGGTTTTTCCGACATTGGCAAGGAACCTCTCGCCCTCGCTCATATCTTCCGTGGCATCCTGCCACTGCTGGTCCGCCGTGGCATGCATTCCCCTTGCAGAATCCAGAAGCATCCCGGCAGCATCACCGAGGGGAGTTCCGTTTTCCCCGGTTTCGTTTGCCCTTCTCTGGGCCTCATCGATCTGCGCCTGAAGCGCTTCGGATTCTTCCCGGTATTTCTGGTCCCCCGTTGTCAAAAGGTTCTGGTCAGCGATGAATTTTCGCTGCGTCAGTTCCCGGATTTCATCGTTGTCGTAGAACATGGAGTCCGCCGCGTACAGTCCGCCTGCGACACCCGCCATGGTTCCCGCTCCGCGTCCGCCGAGCCAGCTTTCCGTCATGTCCGCAGCTCTGTCCTCCGGGCTCATCCCGGCATAGACTTCCCGTCCCGCTTCCCGGTTCTCCGCCTTGACCTGTTCGGCCAGCTCATCCCGCCGCTCCGCGACCGGGGCAAACGCCGCTGCGCTCATGGGGTCCGTTGCAAATCCGGAATACATCTGGTCTTCTGCCGCCGCCTGCTGGTAAGCCCGCTGCGTGTCGGTCAGCTCTCCCTGCTCTTCCCGCTCAGGCCGCTCAAACATGCCCGTGAAAGTATCCCAGAGATTCCCGGCCTTGCCAAGGAAAGTGCCTTCCCGCTTCTCCCGCTTCTCATCGTCTTTGAGTTGGATGTTCAGGGATTTTTCCAGATCCGCCCAGAGTTTTGCGTCCTTCTCGCTCTCCGCGTTTTCGCTGAACTGTCTGGCCTGTTCAAGAAGCTGTTTGGTCTGTTCGGAACTGTATTCCCCACCTGTTAGGTAGGTTTGAATATTTTTCTGAGCTCTGGTACTGTCACTGTCGCCGATTCCGCCCGCAATGTCATTGGCGTAGGACCAGATTTCCTTCCAGGCCTCTTCCATGCTCTTCTCTTCACCGTTCTCGTCGGTATAGGTGAGGTCATGGTCCTTGGCCCATTTGCCGTAGATCTGCGCGTCCCTCATCCAATCCATGGCGTCGGAAACCCGGTCTTCCTCGCTGGCATACTGGCCGTTGATGGTGTTCCAGAAATTACCCGCCTGGTAATAATTTCGGTCTGAGCTAAGGGCATTGGCTTGGTCAAGATAACTCTTGGGTGCTCCCTTGTCCGGCTCGTAGAAGTGGAAGGTCCGGTCCGGATCATCCGCCGCAAAGCCCAGGGCATTCAGCTTCGCCTGCCGCTCCGGATCTTTATCATCCCAGTGGTTGACAACAGCTGTCGTGTTCCCCCACTGGTACGGGTTCTTCCCTACCCATGCCGGAGACACCGAGCCTTTGCCGCCGGAGCTGCCGAAAGAACCGCCGCGGACAGAAGGGGTAAAGCTTGCCACTTTCCCCCTGCCCGCTGCCGCTGCCCGGTCCGCACTTGTCGCCGCATGAGCGGAAGAATCTCTGGAACCTGCTCCGGAGATTCTGGTGCTGGCCTTGGCGCTGGCTTTGCTGCTTGCGTAGCTTCTGCTGCCGGAAGAGCTTCCCTTGCTGTAGCTTCCGCCTGCGGATACTTTGCTGCCGCCGCCACTGCCGGAGCTTCCTCCGGAAGGCGCCGCGCTGGCTGCCGCCTGCCCGCCGTTGTCATCTTTTTTGTAAGCCATTTACTGCCTCCTGATTATCAGCCGCCGCCGCTTGTTCCGCCGCCTCCGCCGCCTGTCGGCATTCCTCCGACGGCATAGGGGTCCCACCAACGGTATTCGTTACCGCTGCTGGGCGGTACATAGTCCGGTGCGTTCCTTCCGGTGATCTGCTTGTACCTTGCTGCGTCGATCACACCGGTGTTGTAGGCCAGCTCCGGATTCGATCCGATCCAGAACTGACGCATGGCGTCGGCCTGCGGCTGGCCGTAGAGCTGTTCATAGCCCGTGAAGTTCCCGAACGTTGCCATCGCTGCCGCGTTCTTGTCCAGCCAGGTGTTCTGATTGTTGAAGTCATCCAGCAGCGCCGCAGCCTGCTTGTAGTCGTGGTTGGCAATGGCCTGCCGCACCCGGTTGTTGTAGTCGGTGCTGAGCATTTCCTTCTGCCTCGCCTGCTCCTGCATGGCCATCTCCTGCTGCTGGGCAAGGCGCCCCGCCGCAACAGACGCCCCCATGCCGAGAGACAGGGCCTGCTGTGACCCTGCCTGTCGGTTGAGGCCGCGGACGTCGGCATAGCTGTTCATGCCCGCCTGAGTCCGACCAGCCTGAATACCGAGGTCTTGATTTGCAGTACCAAAAGCCTGCTGGCTTGTCGCCGTCGCCTGATCCTGGGCTGCGACGTTCTTCTGATAGGCGTCGGCAAGGCCCTGCTTCTGGGTGTTCAGAGAACGGCTGATTGTGCCTGTTGCGTTGTCGTTATATCCCTGCTTGCGGGCATCGAACGCGGCCTTGAACTGGCCTGCGTCCGCTGCCTGCTTTTTCATGTCCGCTGCGGTCGTAACCGCTGTCGGTGCGGCCACTGCTACGTTTTTCTTTTCTGCTTCAGCCATCGTCTCTTACCTCAGTAGATTGCGTGACCCGTCAGCGCCTTGTAATCAGCTGCCGTGATCATGCCGCTGCGGAAGGCTACTTCCGGATTCTGCGCAATCCAGGTGTTTCGCATCTGGTTGGCCTGAGCCTGACCGTAAATGTCCTGAAGGTTCCCGAACTGGCCGTAGTTCTGCGCCATATCCTGCGCCTGCTTCTCATACCAGGTGCGGTTTGTGTCGTAGGCTTTGACAAGCTCCTGATCCCGTTTGGCGTCCGTCTCCGCTCTGGCGCTGACCAGCGCGTTGTTGTAAGCTGTCGTGAGGTCGGCCATCTTCTGGTTGGCATCCGTGACGGCTCCGGCTTCCTGGCCTCTCAGGGCTCCGTACTGACCGACGAAAGCATTGCGCATGGCGTTCTGCTGCTGCTGACCTGCCCCGCTGCCGAGACCGCTGACCATCGCATTGAGGTTAGCGTTTCGTCTCTGCCGCTCGAACTGGCCCGCAAGCGTGTTGGCTTGATTCTGGAACTGCGGCGCGATCCTATCTGCCGCTGCCTGAGCATTGGACATGTTGCGGTCGTACTCCGCTTTGAGCCCTGCCGCCTGCGTTTCGGCCTGCTTGTCGTACATGTTGTTGATCTGCGCTGCGGACTCGTTCTGCCGCTGCGCAAAGGTTTCCTGCAAAGATGCCATGTTGTTCACCTCTTATGCGAGAAGTTCTATCTTGTACAGATTAATTTCAGCTTGGCGCGGGTTACTGCCGCCCGACCATGTTTCTGCTCTCAGCTGAAACCGTGCCGTATAATTAATCGCACTCACATCAATCACCCACGTTGTGTCAAAGTACGTTACCCCTTCTGATCCCTTGCGTTCCGTTTTCCCAGCAACGACCGTCCCGCTTCCGTTGATGACATTGAACCAGATTTGTTCTGTAGGGTCTGTGCCACCACTGAGTGTTCCCGTGATTGTCGCCTTAAGCGTTCGATACCCGGTAAGATCGATTGAGCCTTTTGAGGTCCCTGTTTTCCAGCTCGTAAACACATCGACCTGTATATGATCGTCGTGCTCTATTCCCGTTCTTCCCGGTCCGTCAAATGTCCATCCGTTTTCAAATCCGGTCGCATAAACGCCGTGGTCATACAGCACAATGCTGTCGCCGATTGTGACCGTCTGAACAACACCGGGTACGATCGTGACAGGCTTTGTTACGGTGATCCCGTTATACGTTGCCGCAATCGTCCACTCCCCTGCGTTTGGGAGCTTAAAGGTCAAATTCGTGCCAGTCTGTGTAAAGCTGTAGGCATGTCCGCTCTGTGTCATGGTAACCGTCGAGACGTTGGGGCAGACCACATTGATGATCCCTCGGACGGTTCCTGCGTTAGTTTTCCCTATCATCTATTACACCTCACTTGGCGTATCCGGTCTGTCTCACCCGGAATTCCACATCTGTCACCGTTACCGCAGGCTGCTTCTCGTCTACCGAAAGCAGAAGCCGGTAAAATACGAACTTCTTGGCCTTGAGCTTGGTCTTGACCATGAAGGGCTGGCCTCTGACCTTGGCCTTCTCGCTGCTCACGATCTTCTCTTTGAAGGTATCTTTCCGGTCGGTGATAAGCTTCACGTTCACGCTCGTTTCCGCTTCGGGTTTGAGGCCCACCCACATGCTGGAAGAATACTTCCGCATGTTGGCAGCGCCGAAGTCGATGGCTCCGGATTCCCACTCTGCCTTGATGGGATAGCCCATGTCACCCTTGGATTCGTAGGTGAGGCGGGCAATCAGTCCGTCGCTCGTGCCGTAGATCACCTCGCCGTGGAAATTGCACATGCACACGGCGTCGATCCCTTCGTACCGATACCAGGTGTCTGTCACATAGTTCCAGACAATCGTGACCTTGTTCTGGCTGAGATACCACTCCTGACCGTCGTTGTCGTCCCACATGCAGCACTTGGTTAGATCAATCTCTTTGATACTCTTCTGAATCCGGTCGGAGATTCGCCGTGCCTGCCGTTCATCCCGCGAAAGTGTAGATGTGTAGTAGCTGGAATTGATCCAGTGATACAGCTCGCGTTCTGAACAGGTGACCGGATTGTTGTCCACCAGCCGCACCTGACCGGGGGCGACGTTTCCCTTGTCGCGGTTGACAGGGGTACAGTAGATGCCTACCGTGTTGTCTCCGCTGGCCAGCTCCATGCTGTCCTGCGTGATGGCCCAGGTGGAATCCGTCTTGTAACACACCAGATCACCGTAGTGACGAATCATCGACGTGATGGGCGTGTTGCTGTCGCCGGCGTGAACCTCGTACTGATCCGGGAAATAGTCCGCTCTGGGCATTCCGTCATAGTCCATCCCGCTGTACAGCGCCCGGTTGCTCCCGTCGCCGTAGATATAGACCATGTTGTCCGTCGGGCCGGAAAAGAGTTCGGAGAAGCGGTTTCCCGTCACCTGAGCGCGGTAATCCGTCTCCGTCTCCACCATGTAGCAGATCTCATAGCTGTTGACGCTCTTGGCCGGAACCGTTCCGAAGGTTACCTGACCTTTTGCTGTGTCCACGGTATAGTCCGTAGCGGGCAGTTCCTCTCCGGTTCCCAGGTCTTTCACATAGCACTGGCTTGTCCAGGTGATATCCTTCTCCGGCAGCGGGAAGGTTGCCCGCTCACCGTCCGGGGAAATCCATACCCTGCGGTACGGGGTCAGCCGATTGACGTATTCGCCTGTGGTCTCGCCACTGGAAGGGTTCTCCCCGTCGATCACGGGCCCGATGGTGATAGCCACCAGGGGGATATACCCTGCCACCGGGGACAGAAGCGTTCCGTCATAGACGTAATAGTTGTCCCCGTCCAGAATGTAGACGTTCCCGCCGAAGGGGAAGAACGTCACCCGCCCGCTCGTGTCAATGTTGCCGAGCGGGATCCTCGTCATCACGTCCCGCTCTTCATCGTACAGGCTCCACACTCTGCCGTTGCAGGCCGCAAGGAGCATTTCTTTCCCCTGCACAAGCCCGGTCCAGAGCCCTTCCACCGGAACCGCGCTGCTGGCCACCGAGGTCATCAGATACCCGCCGAGCCAGGTTGTCCCGTTGACGCTGTAGAGTGAGTTTTCGTTGAGCGCATACGGGAGCTCATCGTGCCAGATATACAGATACTCCCCGCCTTCCAGCGCGTCCAGCTCTGCCCGAAGCTCTTCCAGGGTGATCTTGTTGGGTGCGTTCTCCACGCTCAGCACGCCGTTTTCGATTCTCGCAGACGTGGACACGCCGAAATTCAGCACGCCGCGGTTGATGCTCGCCGTGTCCGTGATGATGCTGCCGCCGACGATGGCCGCCCCCGTGCCAATCAGCATGACCTTGCCGGGGATGGCCGCTGCGGAGGCGTCGTGATACACGTTGAAGGTGTCTTCATCCGTCACCTGCTGAAGCTCCGCAATGTCGCCGCTGATGCTCAGGCTGTATTCCGGGCTCAGTCCCGCGACAAACTGAGTGCCGGGGCGCCTCTTGAGGTTTCCGTCTCTGGTGATCTTCCAGTTGACCATCTTCGAGGCTTCGCCGAGCTTGAGGCGGGTGTCCCCGTCCGGGGCCTCATTCAGCCCGCCCCACTTCTTGAGGCTGTAAATCCTCTCGTTTGTTACGCCGCCGACTGTCGCCATCCCGGTCCCCTCTCAACTCGCCTCAGCGCCTCGCCGAGTTCCTTGAATCCCGTGGTTCTCTTTTCCTCCGTGGCGCTGGTTTCGACGGCATCCCCAGCCCCGCCGGGAGCGGGAGCACCGCCCTGTGCCTGCTGTGCCTGCACCTGTGCCATCTGCCGCTGCAGCATCATCTGCTGCATTTCTTCCTGCTGGCGGGCCTGTTCCTTGAGCTCCGCGATCAGTTCAAGGCGTCTCGTGATGTGCCCGTCCGGTACGCGTTCCAGGAACTGAACGGGAGTGATCGCGCCGCGGTCAAGCAGATTGCTCAGCGTCTCCATGCTCGCGATTTCGCTGTAGTAGCTGGAAGCGCCCGCATCGATCTGGATGTTCATTTCATGGTCACGCAGGCTGCCGAAGTCGAAGTCCACCGGAACCGTTTCCGGAATCTCCATCGGCGGCTGTCCCGCCTGCTCTGCCAGCGCGTTTGCCTGCTCAAACATGGCCCGCATTTCGTCCGTCATGGCCATGTCCACCGTGCGCTTGCCGTAATTGACCGTCATGAATTCGAGCCAGATTCTGCCCTGGTCCTCATCCTGATCATAAGCGTTCTGCTGTGTCACCACATGCGGCGTGGCCGAAGCCTTTTGCAGGGCCAGCACGGCAGAGGTGTTATAGGCCTTGCCTTCACCGAGCGCCGCTTCCGTTGCACCCAGCGTTTCCTGCGTGGTGTTGATGGCCGCCGTGATGTACTGGAAGACCTGCGGATGGATGGCAGGCGGGTCAATCGCCTTGATGGCTCCGTCCACATTGCCCGTCACGGCAATGGCCGCGCCGACGCGGTTGTCGATATGGGCAATCCTCGTCTTGTCATAGACGTATTTGCCGAAGGCGCTGCGGTACATGTTGAGGGAGCTCATGGCCCAGATCTTGTTGACAAAAATCTGGTTCGGAAGCAGGCCCGTCAGCATCGCCTGGCCGTGATAGCATTCATCCACATAGTCCCAGCTCAGCCAGACCAGCGGGTACAGCCGCAGGTTCGTGTTGTAGGGTTTGCGGATCATGACGTTGTGCGTAAACTCGCAGGCCCATACTTCGCCGTTCTCGTCGTCCTTCCACATGAGCGTGACGCAGGTCACCTTGTTGTCCGTCCGCTTCTGGCTGTCAACGGCTTCCTGATTCTCCGCGTCGTCCGGAAGAATCTGCGCCCAGTCCGGTGCGTCGAATTCTGCGGCGCGTTTTCTGGCCGACCGGACCATATCGCGCTTCTCAATCATGATCCAAGGCTGTGTCTGGACCTGCGCGTCGTTCGGGTTTCCGAAAAAGACTCTGGTGTTCTTGATGATCTCCGTGCGGATTCTGCCCTTCTGACCCTTGCCCGCCGGGGCATCCGCGTCCCACCAGGTATACATGCAGCCGTCCCCGCGGACTGCTGCGTCCCTCACGAAGATCTTCTGAAGCCGGGAAAACTTCACCTGTTCCAGCAGCCGCGTGAATTCCTCGTTCACGATCCGCACCGGGTCGATCAGTTCCTTCTCGTTCGGGGCCGCCTCCAGGGGCGTTGCCGTCATCCGCACATCGTCCGAGACGATGGACGCGACGGTGTGACCGACGGTTCTTTTCAGGAAGTTGAACTGCGGTGTCGGCAGGCCGTTGGCCTGAATGCCTTCCCACTGCTTGCCGATATAGAAGTTCTCGTTGGCTTTGACCGTCTCCTGCAAATTGATCTTCGTGTTGTAGCTGACGCTCTCCGTATAGTTGTGCCAGCCCCACTGGACATCAGGCTTGTCGTTGCCGTCGAAAAGCCCGAGCTCCTTGATCTTCTTACTCATCGTTCTTTACTCCCGCGGCTCTGGCTGTTTTCAGATCATAGCCGAGGACGCCCGCCACCATCGCGTTCCATTCCTGTTCCGCCTTGACCCTCGTTTCCAGCTCGTCATTGAGCTGGCTCATCAGGACGTCCCGCCTCAGCCGCTCTTCCTTGACGTCCTCTGGGATCAGATTTCGCACCTTTTCAAGCTCGTCACGGACGGCCCTGTTCTCTTCCTTGAGGTTCTGCACAATCTCATTCAGGGCGTTCAGAGCAACGCGCAGCGCCCTGTTCTCGTCCCCATTGCGCTGGACGATCTCATTTGCCGTGTTTAACGTCCGCTGCGAAAGATCTTTCGCGTCTGCGGCTCTTTTATAGGCCACCAGTGCGATCACGCCACAGAGGCCGCAAACCGCTACAGTGACCACCGCGAGAATTGTCAGATTTGTCATGCTGTCCCTCCTGCATCATGCGGCTCCGAGATAATCCGGACTTGGTTCCCCGCCGCACATAAAGCTTTCGTAGTTTTCTTCCTTGTCTTCCAGAATGTCCTCAAAGGTCCTCCGCCGCTGTTTGGTTTCCGGCGCCTCCGTCGGAATGATCCTGCTGACGCAGAAGCCGCGCACCGCGTCCACCGTGTGGGTGATCTCGTGCGGATCCTTGGCACAGTCGTTCGGGTTCTTCTCGTCCGCCTGGATTTCCTCGATGTCTTTGATGACCTTCGAGAGGTCCGAGAAGAACATCAGTCCCGGCAGCGTGGCCGGAACCTGTCCTTCCGGAAACAGGCCTCTCACAAACGGATCCTTGAGCGGAATCGGGGCCATCATGCTTTTCATGGCCATGTGGCCCTGCACCCTGTCTCGCGGGCTCTGTACGATCAGCAGGCCGTTCATCAGGAACTGGTCGGCCATCGTCTTCCCGCTTTCCTTCGTCCTGCTCCACATATCCCACGGAGCGTAGGTGACCTCGATTTTCTCATAAGCGGGGCTGTTCTGCAGGCAGAGCGCCGCCGCATCCTGAATAATCAGGCCCTTCTTCTCCACTTCGCGGTATGCCCAGGCCCTTCCGTCCGTGTCCACCGCGAACCACACGCAGGCGAACATGTCAAGACCGTAGTCAAACGCCCGGAACTTCTTCCAGTGTGCAGGGATTTGGAAGGCCTGCCGCACATGCGTGGGCTTCTTGAATTCTTTGAAATACCCGCCGCCCAGGCTGTCCCAGTCGCCGTAACGATAGGCGTGGCGTACATCCTCCGGCAGCTTCGACAGCTGTTCGAGGTACTTCGGACTGTGCTTGAGCATCTGCACATTGTCCTCGACCTTCGCCCAGATGAACCTGTAGTCTTCGGGGTGTTCGTCTTCTTCGGGGTTTGCGTGGCCGGTTTCATACTGCCTGTCGATGAACAGGCGCTTGACCCAGTTGTGCCCCACGCCGCCGGGGTTGCAGGTAATGTACATCTGCTTGGGATACGGGGACGCACCGCGGAGCATACCGGCCAGCAGGTTGAAGGCGCGTTCTGAGAACTGCGTTGCCTCATCCAGAAACACGCGGTCATATTCCTGGCCGTTGTATTCGTCCTCGCTGTCCGCTCCGGACCAGTGACCGAATCGGATGGTGCTGCCGTTGACGAACGTCAGCATCTTGGTCGTGCCGTTGTAGGTGGCCGCTCCGGTCTGGACCGCCATGCGCTTGAGCGGAAGAATGTGGTTTTCTTCCAATGCCGGGTAGGTCTTACGGAAAATAATGATCTTGATGCCCGGATTCATCAGGGCCGTGCCGAATGCCTTGATTCTTACAGCATGGGTTTTGCCGCCTGCCTTGGCGCCGCCGAATCCTACATACAGCTCCTTGGCCATGTAAAACTCCTGCTGCTTCGGGTTTGCGACGCCGGGGTCCCAGACCGTCAGGCCCTTGACTCTGGATTTTTCCTGGCCGCTGGCGGTCTGGTCCGTCCCCGTCTTGTTGACGCCGCGGCTCATTTGAACGCCTCTACGCCGCCGACTCCTGCCGCCCGGATTTCAAGCACCTTGCCTTCCTTGTCCGTCTTCCGGTCGATCCAACCGCCGTTGCCCGGCTGTTTCAGGATGTTCAGAAAGGCCTGCGCGCTTTTCGGGTTGTCCGCCAGCTTTCGGGATGCCCAGTCTTCCCGCATGTCCTGTGCCCAGTCGAAGACAAGTTCATACTCCGGATCCTCCATATAGCTGCGCCAGCTCTTGTGTCCCAGCCCCAGGAAGATTCTCATTCCTGCCTCAGACGGGAAGGCATCGCCTTCCTCGTCTTTTCTCAGGTCGAAGTATTCCTGCATCTTGTTCTTCAGCTCTTCTGGGTTTCGGTAGGGCCGGTCAGGGCTTCCGTCTTTCGGTTTGTTTCGGCTCCCTTTCGGTCGCGGCATCCTTTTCCGCCTCCTTTATGACCAGCGGCTGAAATCGTTGTACGGGTTTACATCGATGCCGCCGTAGACATCCGTAATATCCTCGCTCTCTGCGGGCATCCCGCGCACGAGCGAGGCCTTGAGTTCGTCATACCGCTGCTGACAGTAGTTTGCCGTGCTGGGGTCTTCATTCAGAAGCAGATGGGCTGCCAGTCCGTAGGGAAGCACCGTCCCAGCGCAGTAATCGTCCAGGTCAATGTTGTCGTACAGGCTTTCCAGCCTGTCTGCCACTGGCCTGCGTCTGCTGCCCCACTCCTGATTGAGCTTGTACGTGTCGCTGAACGGATACAGTTCATTCTGAAGAATATTCAGAATTGCAAGCGTCCGGTCCTGATACTCTTTTGTATCGTCGTACTTGTACTTGCCCTCATCCGACAACTCGTCCATGATTGTGATTGCAGCCTGGAAAACGTCCATGCCGGTGATTTTACCGGTTGTCTGATATGCCATGTGTCACCTCACGTTCTGTCCGGCAGCACCGCAAAGACCGTCGGAACCGTAATGCTCGCGCCCGGATCAATCATCATCCAGACCGTCACCTGATCTGTTCCCGCAAGGCATACCGGAGCGGGCACATAGTTGACCACCTGTTCCGGGCTGAAGCAGACCTGCACGAAGTGGTCGGCCGTCACGCCGGGACAGGAAATCGTCGCCTTGTACGGATAGTCCGGATAGGTGGTCGTGTCGGATACCCAGCTTGACGTCGCCACATTCTGGAAAGCCAGGGAAGTTGTCCGCTTATCCCGGATATTGTCAAGGGTCGTCTTGTCCGTTGAAGACATCAGGCCTGCCGTTTCCTGCGTCGCATTGCTGTAGATCGTGTCGCTCTGCCAGTCGTTCATTTCCCAGGCCGTTCCGTCGAAGGTCAGGGCCACAACAGTTCCCGCGTACCACGATTCCCGGTCGGTGTTCCCCGGAGGCACGGTGCCGTGCCGGTAGATTCTCCTTGCTACACTGTCAATCGTCGGGATCGTCAGCGTGGGCGGCTCGGTTGCCGGGTTCGTGCGGTTGGAGTTGGTGAACTTGACATGAATCGTGAGGCCCGGAAGAAGCGCGTCAAGCCCTTCGATGGCAACTTCCTTAGCTGCGACATTCGCCGCCGTGGCGCAGACGCCGTACAGAGTTGACCCGACTCGCCCGCTGACGTCCCCGGCTCTTGCCTGTCCTACAAACGCCATGGTTTAAACCTCCGGCAGGCCCGTCGCAATACTTGTAAGGATCGAGAGAATCCCAGAGAGCAGCGACGTACTGCCAACCGTGATCCAGTTCACTTCAGAGATAACTGCCGTTGTTCCGATGGCTGCCACTGCCGTCTGGCAGATTGTACGCAGGGCTCTGATGCCTGCGGCTTTCCAAAACTCTTTACCCATTGTCCACTACCTCCTGATAGATGGTACAGTCGTTGCCGTACTCTGCCCTGATTTCCTCAGCAGACTCTGCGGTCACATTGAAGAATCCCGTATCGTCCACAACAATGAAATGTTTCTTTTCCATGATGATTCCTCCTGTTAAACTCCGAAGAGCATTTTTAATAGAATTCCAACAAGGGCGGTGCCGGTTACTCCGACACCCCATAAGATTGCTGACAGCTTGGTGTTGATGACTGCGAACTGCGTGTCTTTCTCGGCCATCCTGTTTTCGAGGGATGATACACGGTCTCGCAGTTCTCTGAATTCCACATCGTCCATGTCACACCTCCAAAAGCTTGCCCCAGCTCATGGGGCCAACTGCTCCGTCTGCGTCAAGCTGATGCTCCTGTTGGAACTGCTTGACCTTATCTGTCAGAAGGCTCCCCCAGATGCCATCGACAAGCACGTTATAGCCACGGCACTTGAGCAAAGCCTGAAGCAGCCACACCTCAGGCCATCCGGTGCAATGCTCGTCAATCACTCTCGGAGGCCAGGTTTCAAGCTTTGGTTCCTCTGGTTTCTCTTCAGTTGTTGCCTTATCCTCAACAACTGCCGTCCCAGATAGGTCAAGCTCTTTTCTGATCCGCAGTGCCGCTTCATATCGTGCTTG